TGTTTCTCTGTACTTTCTTGATACTGCCCTGAGGTCTGCAATCAGCCAACCGGCAAGACCAGACAAGATGGCAGTAAAGAAAGGATTAAACCAGCTCATTCTGGCTTATTCTCTTTCCAATTGACTAATCTACTGTAGAGCTCATAGAAGTAGTTGGTGCCACGGCTAATGGCGACTGCCGTTAAGCAGATACCTACCCACGGGAAGTTCTCGTTGATAGAAAGAATTGTAAACAGATTTAATTGCAGATCAAGGACAAGCAAGAAGCTGAGCCCAAGTGAGACAAGAATCTGCCATTGGAACTTCTTATCCACAAATAAAGTCTGGCCCCAAGAGACCAGACCTTCGATGGCAATCGCTGCCACCATATATGCTTGTAATGTATCGACCATATTTTTTCTCCTTATTTCACACGGATGGACTGACCTGGATAGATCAGATTCGCGTTTTCAATTCCATTGATGCTCTGTAACTTCTGCCAGGTAGTACCATAGGCTGCCGCAATTCCAGACAAGGTGTCGCCAGACTGTACCGTATAGTATTCAGCTACCGGCGTAGAAGCACCCATGATGCAGTTGACTTTGTGCTGTACTGATGCTGCGTCATAGCCAAGAGTGGCAAGCTTTGTCCATCTCTCTTCACCATAGACACCAGCCCATCCATGCGAACCTTCTGCAATGTACTGAGCAATCTCATCCTCTGTTGGCTTCGGTTCGACAATTGGTGCTGGGTCAGCAGCAGAGGCAGGCAGTACTGGTGTGTCTGCAATTCCTCCATATTTATCCCAGGCAAGCCTGTCCCCGTAGAACACATTGCAGTCCAGATTTCCGCCATAGCCATCAAGACGACCAACACTGGTCCACTGCCACATGCAATAGAATGGCCAGTAAGATACATCTGGTGTATTGCCGGCATTGGACATGTCATAGTTGGCATCTGGAACGTAGTCGAGATACTTGGCTACCCAAAGGCCATAGTCTGCATTCACAACCGGAGACCAATCATAAGAATTCACCACAGATTCGGACATATAGATGACAGGTTTCACTCCTGTTAAGCGCTGTACTTCATTTAACCAACGCAGTGCCCAGGCTACATCCCATTTGTTTTCTGCTTCCCAGTCAAGGACAGGCACGGCATGAGTAAAGTAGTTCTTAGTATTCTCAACAAAGAAGTTCGCTTCTGCCACTGCATCATTCATAGGACGTGCAAAGTGATAGAAACCGATTGGCTTATTCATTGTTAATGCTTTCTGGAAGAAGGCATCACAGCTTGGATTCACATAGCCGATGCCTTCGGTCGCTTTGATGATGACAAAATCAAAAGAAATAGCAGAAAGATCTAAGTCCCTCTGCCAATTGGAGATATCGATTCCATTCATAGTTTCCATAAAAAAAGAGCCTCCTTAGCTCTCAGTTACTTGATAGGTAATTTTCATTGTTTGATCCGCTGTCTTTGTGACAGGTGTTGTTAGATTGTTGATGGTCGCAAGATATCCGGCATATGTACTCTGCCAAGCACTGACGTATGGTGTGTTTCCCCATGAACTATAACTATAGAAGCCAAGCCCATAGAAACCTTTATCGATGATTTCTTTTGAATAAGTTGTATTATCGCCATCAAAGCTTCCAATCGTAGAAGTGTCATAGTACATGGTGTCATCTTCAAATAGAATACCAATGCCTTTGATGCGTGCTGTCTTAACACAGTTGATGTATTGAATGCTGTCTGAACCTGTAGCACTCTCGAAAATGTTCGTCATGTCCGCATAATTGGATAGATTTAATTTTGTAAGACAATGAACATTATTCACAGTCCGCATGAAATAGAAGTATCCATTCTTGTAGAACGAGTTGGAAAGGCCAACATATGAGTAGGCAGTTGGAATTGGGATTGTATCCTTTTCAGCGGTTTCTGTTTCCAGATTGATCTTACATAAATAAAGGTTACTTGCATCCGAATAGGCCATATAAACTAAGCCATTATGTAAAAACATTGGTCCACTATTACCACCAGATGCATTGAAATCAAATTGTTTGACTTTTGTCCACTGCAGATTGCCTGTTGTATCAAGATGAATTTCATTCAGTGCTATCTTGATATTGAATATTCCGATTGCCGCAACAGTGCTGTTGTTACTAGAGGTTCCAAGCCCGCATGCAAAAACAAAAGTATCTTTTTCTTTTTTTATAAAGCATCCCCGTGTAACATGGTTAACGTTATCATTTCTTCCACCAGGAAATTGTGAATCATCAATACCACTACCGAAACCACCAACCCCTGTTACAAAGGTCGATGTGTCTGTCTTCATGACATCATTACCAAATGAATGATTGGTAAGACCAAGGCAGGCGATAGTCCCATTTCCCTGAGATGTGGTGAAATCCCAAACATACTTATATCCACCGGTGATGGGGCCAGATTCCGTTTCGTTATAAGCACCTTTATGTATATCAGAACCCACGCCTGTATCATTCCCGGCATGTGCCATAAATGCTGTTTTAGGATAAATGTTATCTGCAGACTCATCCAGTTTATCTGAGAAGAGTAGAACACCTCGTATTGCGTTTTCTTGTATCGGCAAGAAGTTTTGATATACACTACAGCCACTCACAACGATACCGGATTCATTTATATGCGATGCGAGTGCATTGGTGAACATATTGTCTGATTCAATTTTTTGTGTTTTGCCATTATGAACGTTGGTAAGTTCTATGGTTGTATGCCCTTTGAACATCATTACTCCTCCTCAATTTACATATTCCATCACGAGATTTGTGAAGGATGCTTGTGCATCAATCAGCTTGATCTTGAAATAGATCTTCTTTTCGGCCGTTAAACCCTTGTACAGAGCAGCTACATCTGTCTGTAGAAATGTGGCCATATTCGAAAAATCTGTCCATGAAGAATTGTCATAGCTATATGAAACACTGACATTTCCTTCATAAACAGACGTAATTGCTTTAATGCCTTTGATTGTTATGGAACTCAGGTCGGCCACAAACTGAATCAGTTGTGGAACAGGTGTGCCAGACAAAATGGCGTATATATTTTGTTCAATATTGCCGTCTTTCCATTTCAGTATGCGCGGGTGTGATAGATGCAATTTGATCACACTCCAAGATGCTTTTTCTGTTGTACCATGGTCAATAAAGTTCTGAGCAGTGAGCTTGTCCTTCGTAAGATCCAATATTTTGGTCATCCCTTGATCCACGCTTGAATAGGAATACACAAAATTCTGTTGATCTGAATAAAGATACAAGGTTCGAGAATACTCTGGCTCAATCAGTCCATTTTGAACTGTCCAGTTTGTTCCATTGTCATCGCCTCGTGTGAAAGTGAATTGAAGTGTCGTTGAACTTGGAGAATAAGCACAAGAAGATGTAGCTTCCAGTGAATTTGCCCCATCAGCGTATGAAGTTGGCCATCTGATGATATTTAAGTAGATCGTCCCGTTGTCAAACAGCACACAGTCCCACACAAGTTTTGTGTTATCACTTGTACTACTATAGTAGGAATATCCACTCCATCTCCATCGATAATACCGGAACTTTTTTGTATCACCGATATTGCCGGTTTCAGTCCAAAGGTCCCACAACTTTGTATCACGACGGTTCACCTTAATACAATTTGATTCACTGTTTGCGCCAATGCCAACCCAAGAGTTACCTGAAGCATAGATATTGGATACAACGTTACTGTTGAACTTAAACCAATCAATCCCAGTCGCAATTGTGATCGTGTCATCATCATGTGCTGTATTGTTTACGACATGGTCTGCATTCTCAACACCCGCTAACAACTCCGCTAAAGAAAGATAATCACTCATTTATAAGTTACCTCCGTAATGTCAGAAAAATCATCTGACGGGATATCCAATTCAGAAAGTAAGCCGGAATCAATCTCTACCGCTATTCCTCTGTAAATGTATCCACTTGTCTTCAATGTAAATGCACCACTGTCATTGATCTCAACAAAGGCCGAATATTGTGGTTCATGACTATCCTTTGCGAGTGTAAAGTTTGTGACAACCGCAGCAGCTTCAAATAAATCTTTGAAAGAAGCTACTAGAACATTGTTCATTACTGTAATGCCCGAAAAAGGTTCGGTAAATGACGATACATGATCAACTGCTTTTACACCTACATTCGCGGAGTCTTTGAAACTTGCCACCAGGATATTCGGGTTTGCACGTTCTATCGGTGGGAATGTTTCTTCGAAGCTGATTGTTCCATCCCATTTAACGGTTCCGGCTAAGCCTGTTCCTGTAATCAAGGCATGCACATCCTGGGCAATCGCAACAGCCGTACAATCAAGCATTTGTAGACACACCTGTACGGTATATGTCTGATTGGCTTTGCAACTGCCAAGATAGAATGCACGATGAAGTGTATGCATCCCAGCTTCATCCCAGGTTTCCATTGGTTCATAGGTCTGAAGGTTACCATTCAGATAGTAATAGACTTTGCATTTTGCATTGGTATGGTTCGCGACAATCTTAATGTTTGAAGCAGATAAGGGATCTGCACTTGAAGTATTTGTGACCTGAAACGTATATCCATCATCAAACTTGACGTTTAGATTGGCTTCCCACCAAATAGATACTTCCGCAGAATCCGAAGAAGTCGCAAATGTTATCGACACGATTCGTACAATTTCGTCCTTACTCAGCTTGATATCTCTTGCATTGACATATGAGTAGAAGATAAGCTGGTCGGCTTTTGTGCTGGAAAGCAATCCTGAGAGATCTTTGTCAGTTTTGCTTTTGGCAGATGAAAGCAGAGGATTTGATCCAACACCCTCCATTTCATAACTGCCGTTATAATTGAAGGTGTATTTCGTCATGCAATAGATCTTGTTTTTGTCCGCAAGCCCATCACTGAAGATTAATACATCCATTAAGTCATACGCGGGAGAGCCAATCATCGAGACAGAAAATGGCACATACTTCACTGCCTGTAATGAATTGAGAATGTTCATGCACCGCTGGTCCTTTGCATCCCTGACACCATATTGAAGGAATGGATTTGTGCCGAGATTGTATGTCAGACCAGTATCTGTTTCTACGTGATAGTACATTGTTTTCTTCTGCGGGCTGTCGACAACAGATATTCCAGTATAGACAGTTTCATAATCGCAGAAGAAACCCCCTGTAAACCTGTTATGATGACTGACATTATCCACTGGCGTATTTCCATAGGTCTTAAGTGTCAGTTTTCCGTCACGATCAATCAATGCATTACAAGCACATGCCTGTGACAGCCATGAAAGATAATCCCGATATGTGCTGATATCACTTTCGGTATAAACAGAAAGAATCTCTTTTCCATTTGGTAGTGCTTCGCATTGGTCTTTAGAAAGAGCCAACTCAACGCCACAGTCCTTACACGCAAGCATGAGCAGATCATAAAGCTCACCACCCGTTTGAGAATCAACATAGTCCTTATCGAACTTTCCCATGTTGTCGTAGGCTTTGACGACAATGCCGGACCGAGTCCACTTAGCTTCATCAATGGTATAAATACCTAGCGGTACATCTTCAAAAGTGCCATCCGCGAGTTTCAACCCACAGGAAGCTTTGATTGTCAATCCTTTCCAGCCATATCTTGGGATATCAAGATTCATAAATGTGGCATTCAGCTCGCCAATATATACCTGACCAATCAGAATGGATGACGCATCACAACATTGGTTTGTGATTGAAAAGGATCCTTTCAAAACATTCTTATCTGTGAAGGAGGTTGTACCAACTGTCCCAGTAAGCCGGAATTGTTGGACCGGCTTTTTCATAGCAGTTTTATATGCATCACTAACGTTATACATAAATTAAAGCTCCTGTAATTCAAAGGACACATTCCATAATCCATTGGTTCGCTGGGTGTGCTCTGAATGTTCAACTAACTTAGATTTGAAGTTACGGATAATCATCGTATGGTCGCTTTCCGCATCTAGGGATAGATCAATCAAAGTGACGGTCACAGTATCCTTTTTGCTGTAATCTTTGAGCTTCTTTGCCCAGGAAGAAGAAACATCAAAAGAGACTGAAACATGGAGACGATCATATCGTGTTACCGATACATTCAATCCCCCAGCCTCAGTCTCATATTGATTTTCTATTGTATCCGAGTCCTCCGCATAAGAAGTAGGGTTAGGTATTTGAACGTCATCAAATTTGAGATACTTATCCAGCATTTATCTACCTCCTGATCTGTAATTGACTCTCTGTGATGCTTTGACAACCAAGGTGTCAATATGTTCATTCCCGATGTAGACCGGAATTGTGATATCACCAGTGCTGCCGGCACCCGTAAGAGCAGAAGCAATTGCAGCAGTGATACTGCCCGTTTGAGCAGCTACCGCATTCTGAATCATAGATGATAAGGAACCAACACCAACCACAGCTTCTGGTCCTGCTTCTCCACCTGCTAGTAACTGACCACCTTGTGCTCCGAAGATGGTAGGGCTGCTTAATATCATGCCATCTCCCATTGCCTTCTTATACCAGTCGATCCCAATGTGTGGAATTGATGGTGGATCAAGCGAGAAGCTTCCCTCAATAGAAAAATGAGGAAGTTTGATATCAGGCAAATGCCAATCAAAATTGAAGAACCCCTTAATTGTATCGATCGCATTGGAAACACCATCTCTGGCCGCACTCATTTTGTCACTGAAAGCACTCTTGATGTTATCTAGGATGGAAGATGCAGCATCATGTGCTGCAGACAGTTTGTCTGAGAAGGATTGCTTCACGTTATCGAGTCCATTTCCTACATTGGTCTTGATATTGTCGATTGAATTACCGACACCTGTTTTGATGTTATCCCAGATGGTTCCCGCATTTGCCTTCATCGTGTTCCAACCATCCGACCATTTCTGGCCAATATCTGAGAAGAAGTTCGGCAATGTTTGCGTGAAGAAATCGCCAACGGCAGTCCAGGCAGTCTGAATGCCATCACAGAAGCCAGACCACACTCCCTTAAACCAATCGGTAATGGCACCCCAGTTCTTCACGATGGCAATAATGGCCACAACTGCCGCGATAATAGCCGCGATGATGCCGATGATTGGTAGAAGTGGAATAGATGCCGCACCGACTGCTGCACCGGTTGCTGTGGCCGCTGTTCCGGCCGCTGTGGTGGCTGCAGTACCAATGCCCAAGAAGGTCGTCAAACTTCCAATAGCACTGGTGATTGTTCCGACTGCGCTGATAATCTTGCCACCAGTTACAAGGAGCGGACCAATGGTCGCTGCAAGTAAGGCAATCTTGATGATCGTATTCTGCACTGGTTCTGGGATACTGTTCCAGATCTCAGAGAAAGTCTTCAAAGCTCCTGAAATATCCTTCAATACCGGTGCCAATACAGTCGCTAAGGAGTTGCCGATATCAGCTCCGGTCTCCTTGAGGCTATTCATGCTCATCTGGAACTGATCAATTGGATCTAAGGTCTCATTGAACGTATTCTCTACACTGCCAGAAAAGTCACCTAAAGAACCAGATAAGTTCTCCAGATTCAGTTTCCCAGTGGATGCAGCATTGTAGATTGCAGCACCCGCTTTACTACCAAAAAGATCGTAGGCAGCCTGTAACTTTTCTGTCTCCGATCCATTGCCTTTCATAGTTTCTGAAAATTTACCTATTGCCTGGTCTAATGTCTGACCATCTTTGGTTGCCTTCTTCATTGCTGTTTTCAAACCCATCATTGCAGCAGATGTATCAAGACCCGATGCTTCAACCATGCCCATGAAGCCGGCAGCTTGTTGCGAGTTCAGGCCCATTTCTTTGAGCTGGACTGCATTCAATTGCAGAGCACCTGCAAGTGTATCCATGTTGATACCCGTTGCCTGGCCGGTTGCATTGAGGGCATCCAGCAGATTGCCAGCATTGGAACTATCCTGGCCAAAAGCATTCAAGACAGCTGATACGTTATCAACGGAGGTCGATACATCCGTATTATTGAGTTGCGAAAACTTGATGAACTGACCAGACAATTTGCTTAAGGCATCCCCTGTCAGTTTGAATCTTGTGTTCACCTCACCAACGGCTGCACCTGCTGTAGCAAAGTCGGTTGGAATCTCTGTGGCCAGATCCTTTACCATCTGGTTCATTTCATCCAGTGCAGCTCCACTAGCCCCCGTCTTCTGCTCAACAGTATCCAAGCCATCATCGACTTCTTTAAATGCAGCCAGTGAAGCTGT